AGTTGTTCTTGGTGTCAAGTCCCAACTGCTCCATAAAGTCTGGGGATGCTGCGTTCTCTGTATCAATATAAACAGCGACGCCTCCCATCTTCTGGCAGTTGGCCAAGATCTGGGTCACAACAAGACTTTTGCCACTGGCAGACTCACCAGCAATCGTGGTGAGCTTGCCGACAGGGATACCCCCGTCTCGGCGGTTAGAAATAATATAATCAAGCAGAGTTGAACCTGTTGAAATCCATGTCTTCACGTCGGTGGGATTATCACCGTGCAAATCATACGCAATGTTTTCTTTAGCTGCCTTGTTTAATTCGCTGCGCAAATCATTTACAAGGCTAGCTTGAGCCGTTTTACCCATTTAATCTCCATTTCCATAGGGAGGGGCACCTGTCACCCCGTGCCCCCCTGCGGGTGCTGGCCAACTACGACAGCAAATCGTTGAACGCTGACTCGATGTCCTGGACACCTTCGATGCCCGTATCCTTTTGGGTTGGGGCACTGTTGTAACGAGTGGACTCGGAGGTAGTTGTGGTCTCCGTTTCACCCAAGGTATCATTAAGCACCTTTTGGCAATCCTCATAGGTTGCAACATCAAATACGTCCTCGGCAACCTTGATGGTTTCAAGAAGAGTATTAACCTCTTCTTCGGTCTGTGCCAAGGGCGAGGTGCGGCGCATTGGGCGCACATCAGTCGTTGGGAACGATTGACCAGACTTCTTGCCATAGTCAATGCGAATGTCCGTGCCCTTTTCGGTATCGGTGATGTCACCGTACTCGGGATCAAGAACTACATCAAGTAGTGCTTGGTAGGTGGTGCGGGAAAAGCCCCACCAGCGAACGCCCTTGTCCTCTTCGCCACGAACGACGACAGGAGCGAAGATACGCATCTTAGGCCAGAAGCGTTTTGCTGCTTCCTTGGAGCCGTCGGTGCCTTCGTTCCAAAGACTGGTTCCCCACTCTGCGATAGGATCAGCATCGCCATTAGTGCGTGGGCTGAGGACAGTGGTCTTACCCTCGGCACCCATGCCGTAGTGGTAATACGCCTCAAAGAAAGGGTCGCCGTTTGGTGGACACACTAGTCGCAACTGGTGTGTGCCTTCATCAGGCTTCCAAAAGTTATCCGAGGAGTCACCGCCTCGGTTAGTAAGAGCAGCATGCTTTTGCCGCATCTTATCAAGATCAATACCCATTTTTTTCTCCTTTACTGGTTAGTTGACCGTGTAACTACTATAACACACCAGGGGCCTGTGTATAGTGTTTTTTCTTTTTTAATTTGTTTCGAAGAAAAAGGAGGGGCTTAGACCCCTCCTCTTAACGGCTGTGCATTATGTATGAAACTAATTAATTTCAATTACCAACGGCTGGACTTGATCCTTCCGAGGTATAGTAACAGATAGAAGACCATTGTGAAAATCTGCAACGCAACCCTTTAAGTCAAGATTGCTATCGTAGTTAACAAAAGTCTTTTGAAAACTTCTCCGGGCGATACGACGATTCGTGTCGCCTTCGGCGGCAGCCTCCGCCCTCACAGTTAGGCTGCTCTTTTCTGGCTGGACTTCAATTGTTAAATCTTCTTTGCAGAAGCCGGCGAGGGCGAATTCGATGGTTGTACTACCATCTTCGTTGGAGAAAATGTCCGCAACAGGGTAGCCCTGTGTTGATTTTCTCGCTAGTGATTGGAAGTCTCCGAACAGTTCATCAAAGATTGAACGTCCAAGTAGACTGGGTGTATGGTATTTTGCTAAATTGCTCATTTTTGTTTCCTCCTTTAATAAGCAAGGTTGTTATGTATGACTCCCGAAGGCAGTCAAGAAGGCAAGCACTGCACAGCCACTTGCTTTCTATAGTAAATATATCACATTTTTGCAATGTGTAAACTTTTTTATTAAATATCTCTACCCCTAAGTTTATCTAGTAATAATATAGAGCAATAAACCGGGGAGTAAAGCAGCGCCACAAGTACACTAAAGTATTTATCCAACATCTATTCTTCGGTTTCTTCAGTTGTCTCAACCCTAAAGACTCTTAGAACCTCTACTGGGTGTGTCTTTAGTTCCGAGCCTGTTAGTAACATTATTGAATTCCTGTACTGCTCCCAGTCAAGCTTTAGGTGCTTCCCTGTTTGACCATTGTTATCTTTAGCCACGGCAGCATTCAGAGCATTTATTGTATACAAAGTGTTTGTGTTCTTTTTTCTGTGAACACGCATCGTAAACAGTCTTGTATTTAACGGTTTACCTTTTTCTATAAGAGCGTTATATGTTATAATTTTTTTCTCTGGCGTATCTGAAAGCTTCAATAAGAAAATCATATTATTAGAAAGATAGAAAGTATTAGCTATATTTTCCACTTCTGTTAAAATTTCTTCCTCAGAGTCTGATACGATAAAAGAGGCAAGTAATATTCCTCTTGAGTTGTTTTTGTTCATGTTTGTTCGATGTTCCCATTTCCTACTGCAATGTTCAGTTGCTTATATAAGTAGGTAGAAAAAACACATTTGTCGGGTGGACTGGATGTTTAGCCCTGAATCTTGCTTGTGTGAAATGAGCACAATACTATAGTTCTTTCAAGATCCGTGGAATGAACGGAGAAGCCCGTGTCCACGTCGTCTTTGGAGAAGTTTTTCATTTGAGTCTTAATTTTTCTCATTAGTTCGTTATCTGTTGCCAACATCTCATCAGGAATTCCAAAATAAAAGTGTGCGCTCTTCTCTTCTTCTATTGGGTAAAGAAAACGAATTTCTGCATTTTTGTCAAGCGATGTAACTCCAAAAGTTGATATCCTCGCTATATTTACTGGCTCATTTCGGCTCTCAAGTACAGAGCCAGAGTTGTCAAAATATTTTGTCATAGCTATCATATATGCTATAAAGTTATAGACACTCTTTTCATACTCTGCGATGGACACATCGCCAATCAATTCTTCCACCCTTGTTCGGTTGAAAAGATACATCCTCTCGAAAAGACCACTACGAGCATATTCCTGCAAAATATTAAAAACTATTTTGTTGTCTCTCATTTGCACCAAAGAACTGACATCTGGATCTGGGCAGACATATAGAACGCTTATTTTTGTGTTCTTTATCTTTTCTAAGAGACTTAGGATCACTCCTGATATCGGATCCCCGCCTTCAACAACAAACAAAACTTCGTCAGTTGACTTGATCGTCTCTAGGTAAGCTTCCGCATCAATTGAATCAAACTTCTCTTCATAGTCTTGAATATTTTCTTGTTTCTCAATTATTAGGTGAGTGTGAAAGTTACCCCGTGCTTCTAAGTCTGTGCCAATCTTGTACACACGATACTCTGGGTATTTTTCAAACTCTGTGGCAATGCCACAACCAACTTTTCCTAAGCCAATAACTTTATTCTTCATAGCGTTTTAAATTCCCCAAGGAATTCCCCATACTAGTATTTATCTTGAACATACCAAACTTTGTTGAACTCATCAAAGTTTTTATTGAAGAAATAAGATGATAATCCTCATCGGACAAATCTATAACCACAGAATCGTGAATGATACAAGAGATGAATGATTTTTTCGCCCTAGTTCTCAGCAAGTAATCAACCTTGAGAGCCTGTAATAGAGTAAGTTCAGCAGTTGTGGACTGAACAATATAATTTAGGGCGTGATGTTTATTAACATCGTCTATAACTTTGCCCAGAGCAGTTGTCACTGTTGTTCCGTCCCAGAATTGATTGACAACATTCTCCTTGTCATAGAAGCTCTTGAGTACATCACCTTCCTTGCTATTGTTGATTGATCTAGCACCGTACAGCCAAGCAAAAAAAGATGTTTTACTCTGTTCTCTGGTTAATGACCCAGAAAAAACCTCATCCCGATGAAAATTGTGAACATCTCTATTAGGCTGTTCTTTCCCCAGGAGCCCAAGAAGAACACGAGCCTCGGCCCCGTTGAAGTCGATCTCTAGAAAGCGATCATTAACTGGCTCTATGATAGATCTATAATCTTTCTTCAGTGTTAGGATCGGAAAAGATTTCTTGACCGTGCTTAATCTTCCAGTCTTTGTGCCGAACTGGTTATAAGTTATGTATCTACTACCAGTAGAGATGTCTTTCAGGATGTTATTCTTTGGAAAGGACTTTAACCTTTTAAGGTTTATGTTTAGCCTTCTGTTTGATATATCCTCTAGCATTTGGCATACCTTCAAGAGGTAATCATATCTTTGTGGTTTGTCCACGTTCTTTATAATGTAATCTGTAATATCGTTTTTAACTTCGCAAAAGTCAACCAGGAACCGCTGGGGGACCAAATCAAAGAAGCAATTCTCAAACTGGTTTACCTTTGATATCTGTAGTGATCTATGAAACGCACGGATCTTGTCTGACGTGTCTTCCCAGTCATCTTTCAAATACTCGGGGATAACATCCTGTATCTCTTGTCCTTGAAGATACAAACTAGCATATTCTATATCCTCTATGTCTCGCAAGTAGGAGGAATACTTCCACGTTTTAGAGATCTGTTCGGGAAAATCTACTAGGTCAAATATTAATTGCCCGTCGCAATAAATCCCGACGCACTCCGACTTATCATCTAAGGTTTGAAATAACAAATTTTACTCTTTTTCTATACTTTATTTATATCGCCAACTGTATCAAGTGTTAAGGTAGAGGCTGTAATTGGTTCAAGAATGTCTTGTTGTAAATACTTTAACGCCATTAGGTATTTCCGGTCTGTATTACCACTGACAAAATTGTAAACGTTCATCAATTCCTTAAGATTTTCCCTTACAAACCTGTTTGAGTGTTTCATCTTTCTCTCAATTCTTCGAAGAAGATAGTAGCACTTTAAATTCCACTTGTCACCATAGACCCCATTTTGTTTGAACTTATTATACGACATTACTTGACGATTGATAAGCTCAACACGAGACTTGAGGCATATACCCGTATCGTCTGGAATGAGAACACTGACATTAGGCTGACGGTTTACTAGGGAATTATAGAAGTCTAAGAAATAAACTTTGATGATGTCCATATCAGTGCGCCATACCTCGGTGTGTGCTGTTGAGTAAAATGTTCTGAAGATTGTTTCGGCATCCTCAACACCGGCTAAAGATTCCCGATATTCGTTATACCCTACAGCGTGCCTAACAATGTCTTCTAGTCCCGGTATTGTTG